CAATAGCAGCAGCAGCTGTAGCGCCACTGCCGTCAACATCAAAGCTGACCGAGCCTTGGTCTCCTTGAAGGATGGCCATGATTAGACATAAGAAGGGTCTATAACGCTTATTCTAACCGCCTATACGCCCCAAGCCATCTCAAGTTTTCTTTTTTCGGGTCTTGCGCCGCTTATGTTGATACGAGATTTTCTTTGAGCTGGTCTTTTCTTTTTTAAATCGAGCCTTCTCTGCTGCGCTCATCTCGCCTGTTGTTTTTGGTGTTTTGCCTGACACTCGCTTGGATGGTCGGCACGCTGGATAAGCGCGATCCTCACCTTTTGAACGGCCACAAGGCTTTCCGGTCTTTACATCGACCCATTTCTCGTCAAACCATCGGCCAAGGCCACCACGGCCTTTACTTTTTGGTTTTGCGGGTTTTCGTGCCTTTTTTCGTTCCGCCACTGGCTTTTGTGGTGTAGGGGGCTTTGCCTAACTTGGCCATACGTGCTTTGTATGTACGTACCAGCCACGCATTCGCATACGCGCTCGGGTAAACCGCGAACTTACGCTTTGCCTCAGCCTTTACACGGCTGTAAAGCGCCTTGTTCGTTGGAACGTTTTCACTTGCCACAGCTACAACGCATCTTTTTACCGCCCTTCTTCATTCCCTTCTTTTTCTTGGGTGGACGGCCTTTTTGTGTGCCGTACGTTCCAGGGCCTTTGGGCATGGTGGCGGATAGCTGGCTGGCTTTAGTTTAACTGTTTCTGGATGCGTATTCCAGCGTTACTTGGCGTCTGCTGCCTTGGGGGGAGTTCCAGCGGGAAAATTTTACGGTGATGGATGGGTCTAAGAATTCTTCGGGGGATTGCAGTGTTCTCCAGCGGTGGCCACAGTCACGGCAAAGACGGTCGCGTACTGAGTCGCCTTCTTGAGATGTGTATTTTCCGAGCACGCGGCTATCGGTCGATTCGCATTTAGGGCAAAGTGGCGCGTTCAATGGACGAAACATCCTTAGTACAGGCGGTATGTCGTAGTTCCCATGGCCTCGGGTTTGGCCAAGTTGAACTGCTGAAGCACAAGGTAGCCGAAGGCGTCGAATGCGTGATCCACTCCAAGGTTTTTGTTAGGTAGGCCCGTTCCAGGGGCGTAGGTCAGGGTGCGGAGGGATTTAATGAGTTCTTTGCAGCGGGGGTGGATTTTTACGCGGCGCGCTCCGGAGGCATCCATGAGTCCTGTGTTTACAGCGGTGATTTTGTCGCGGATTTTCCAGGGGGAGCGGGGGGATTGGACGGTGAAGCCGCTGCGGCGGAGGATTGCGTGGTCGGTGACACCGACGCCGCTGGTTTTGCGGGCGCCGCCGGTGGGATCGGGGCAGGCGATGACGCGGCGGTCTACGCCATAGCGGCGGGTGACTTCTTCGGCAAAGTCCCAGGTGGTTGCGCCGCCTGTGAGGGTGATTTCGTCGAAGACGTAGAGGGTGTCGGCGTCTTTTACGGCGCAAATGCCGCTCATTGGGTCCACGTTGAAGTCCACGCCCAGGAGAAGGGGTTGGATGGATATGTCTTTGGCGTCGGTGGAAATGTTGTCGTCGGAAAAACTGATGGCTACGAGGCCAGTAAGGTTTTCAAACGATGCTTCAAATTCTTGTCGGAACGTTCTTGGGTCGAGTTGAGCGCGAGCTGCCTCAACTTCGTCGGCTGGAACGTTGCCCCCTTCGATGGTGGTGTAACACCAGCGCCTCCATTCAGTAGTTGGGTCATCTTCGCAGTAGCACCAAAGGTCGTAGAACCAGCTGGCCGTTCCATCCGGGGTGGATATGAATAATGCCCAGCCTTGTTTGTCGGCGAGGGCGGGACGAATGACCTCGAACCAGACCTCGGCGTCCATGAATGCGGCTTCGTCGAGTACGACGCCAGAAAGACTGCGGCCACGGAGGGCCATTGCGTTTTCTGTGCCCTTTAATTCGATGGTCGAGCCGTTTACTAGCTCTAATTTCAGGTCGGTTTCGTTCTTAGTTTTGATCCAGGGTTTGGGAACAAGTTTTTTGAGCACTTTCCAGGCAATATCCTTCGCCATCCGGTAGGTGGGGGCGCAATAGAAGAAGGTTTCACCGGGGTTATTGATCGCTCCACGCAAAAGTTCGACGCAAGAAAGGTATGACTTTCCGAAGCGGCGGCCTGCAACGAGAACGCGGAATCGGTGTTTGTCGGTGAATACTTGCCCCTGTGCCCAGCGAAGACTAAGTGGGGGTGCATTTTGTACGGTCATGGGTAATACATTAACTGGTTTTTCAACCCCTACCCCCCGGGTGGGTGTGCTACAATCAAATAGTCTGAGATGTATCAGTAAGTTCCCCGCGCTTAGGTACAAATGTACTACTTTGCAACCCCACCCCCAGTGTGACAGTGCTTGGGCTGACCACAGTACAGATTTACTAAAAAAAATTCGCAAAAAATCAGAATTTTGGGAGCGTGTGACAGCCGAGAAAGTGCTACAGTAAACTGTAGCACAGCAGATTTTTTCTGCTATGCTTCGCATAGCAACTGATAACTCTGTCAGTTGCTGTTACTAACTACACCCACAGGTTACTAACCAAAATGTCCGCCAATTCTTCCTCAAATTCTGACACTTTAGTCGTTATTTCTGTCTGCTCCGTTTTGTTTGCAGCTTGTGCAACTTTTGCCCTAGTTTTTGCACTTGAAGACGCAGAAACTTTCCGAGAATGTGTACAACGTGAGAAAACATCTGCAGACGAGTGTGCGCTGATTATCTACGGCCGTTAAGTAATACAAACTCCTGCGTAGTTCGCTCTACTTTGCAGGAGTATTTTTATCTTCTATTTGTATTGATAGCTCGGGAACTTGTAGAGCAAGCTGTTCCGGTGCTGCCTCGCCGATGACACGGCCCATGTCGCCTAGCAGTGTGGCCACGGTCTGGAAATGGCCGCGCTTCAGTGCTTTTTGTACTGTCGCAAGCCGTAAAGCCTGCAATTGGTTCAATAGTTCCTCCCTTGTTCCGGTCTGTTCCTCACGTAAAAGCTGCATGGCCCGTTTGTAGTCATCGTGGGCAGTACGCAGGGAGACATTGAACCGAGACACGACTTTTTCGGCTATCTGGATTCTCGTACCACCCTCCAAAATGTAGGCATAGGCAGCCTGCGCTCTCTCCTCCACGCGATGCGCTGCACCTTTGCCCTTGCGCCACCGCTTCGCCTCGTCATTTGCGACGCTGGTCTTCTTCTCTTCGGTGTTGTTATCAGCCACGGGCTGCACATAAGGAACCTTTACTAATACTAACCGCAACACAGCAGGCTGCTAGACGCTCCAGGCTTGACAAGTCCCTCAATGTGCTACACTGAAGAAGCCCAACACACACACCCATGGCTCACACCTACAACATCGTTCGGTTCTACGCGCCGCACACCGGCCGGTACAACCGCACAGTAAAACGAGGCTTAACTCTCGAACAGGCTCAAGCGCACTGCAAAGACCCAAACACTCGCAAAGATGGCGAATGGTTCGACGGTTACACAGAAGCCTGATTCGTCCAACTTTCCAGGAAATCCAGTTTCACCCATGAACTACACAGACCACACCGAAAAGGTGCACACATTCACAAATGTTACACGTGTTGAAATAACCCGCCACCGAGTCGCAGGTCTCGACCACTGGGACACCGAAGACCGAACCACGGTACAGCTGGGCTGCGATAACGGTGCAATATCCAACGCCATCGTTGATTTCCTCGCTCATCTTCACGGTTCGCCGTATCGCTCCAGAGAAGACATCGAATTGCTCCAGCGCTTCGCTGGCGCGATGGGTCTCGACTACCCGCACGAACCAGGGGTTAAGTGATGGCGTCCCAGGTAGAAATCCAGCACCGTGTCAGCTACGCGCGCGCAATGCTGGAGCGCAGAATTCCTGTGGCATCGCTGGCCACGCTGATCAGCGCGCGCTACTTCGTCTCACGCTCCACGGCGTACAACACAATCACAGCGGCAGAGCAGGAAATCCAGCAATCTGACGACGGCCCAGCCTTCGAAGAAATGGAACCCTGCAACCCTGTCGGTGTGTTGGCCATGCTCCAGCACCGCTTCGAAATTGCCGTTGCAATGGGCGACGACAAGCAAACGTGCCAGCTGATCAAAGCTATGGACACTGCCAAAAAATGGCAGGGCTACAACACCCAAACCGTTTCACCTTTCGCATGAAGTACCGGAACTACCGCTTCGATGACGACGCTCCACTCCCTTCTGAGCTTTACACAGAAGAGGAGCTGGAGCAGATGCAAATCGAGCATGAGCAGGATGATTGGGAACGCTCCATCCCCACAGCCGCAGACCGCAATCAGCATCTCAAATGAAACTAAACAGGTTTACGCTCCACGAACTTCACTTGCTTGCAGACTCCCTGTACTGGGAGTTTGCGGTGTTTGAAAAGCAGGGCTGGGCTGACTCAGCACGTGCCAGGAAAATGGCACAACTACAAAACAAAATCCACGATTACATCGCC